AAGGCACCTATCTTTGTGGCCCGTCAGCTAGTCAAGCATAAGTTCCTACGTTGGAATGAGATCAGCCGTAGGTATGTGGATAGTAAGCCTGAGTTCTATGAGCCTGATGAGTGGCGTGGTAAGTCAGAAGATAAGAAGCAGGGCAGTGATGGTGTAGTAAGTGTATACATGGATCAAGATATGCAGTGGCACAGGCAACTGGTTGCATATGAGAACCTAATTAATAATGGGGTATGCCCAGAGCAAGCACGTATGGTACTACCACAGTCGATGATGACTGAGTGGTATTGGTCAGGTAGCCTTGACGCCTTCGCTGATATGTGCAATCTTAGGTGTGCAGGTGATACACAGCTAGAGACTAGGCTAGTAGCAAATAAAATCTGTAACAGCATGAAGGAGTTATTTCCTACATCATGGTTTGCTTTGAGATTGGAGAAGTAGAATGGGTATGGCAGGTGAGATAGAGAACTTACAGATGGCGATAGCACTTAAAGAAGAAGAACTATTTGCTCTAGCTAAAGAGATAGCTGACTTAGAAAATAAATTAGAGGAGTTACAAAAATGTGGGCCTTAGTGTGGTTAGAACTAATCAGTGGTCAGAGCTTGGAGTACTATCACATAGATAGTTACACTACGTATGAACAGTGCGAGGTACAAAGAAAGCTGGCTGAAGTAATGATAACTCACAACGGCATAGGTGTCGTATGTTTAGATGTAACAGGAGGATAATATGTGGGCAGTAATGTTTGAGATAGAAGGTGGAGAGTTGGCATACGATACAGGCAAAAAGGTTTTTACTAATTATGATGAGCCTTTAATTTTTTCTGACAAAGAAGAAGCTATGTCCCAAGCAAAGAATTGGAACACAGGTATTGTTGTGCCATACATAAGACCAATGTCAGATGAAGAGAGACAGCAATCAAAGGTAAGAGGAAAGTGGACATAATGTTTACAGTTGAATTTGAATCAGATGCATCTGTAGTTACTACACTGGATCACTCTGGCCTCTTTGAAGATGTCGAGATGGTCATTGCAGATAATGGCATCGTATACATACGCCAGTTTGATGAGGGGATGGATGATTATCAGATGTTATACATGAGTTTACAACAGTTCACTGACATAATTACTTCTTACAGAACTCCTGAGGGTATGTATAAAGTAGTACCAAAGGAGAATATTAAATGATGGAACTAGCCCTGATAAGAACTCTTATGAACAAGGAGTTCTATGATAACAACAAGGGTATAAGATGCCCGGATGAGTTGTTCAGTAAGGATGTGCGTAAGATCAAGCAGACACTAGACTACGCAATGAATACTTATGAGCGTACACTCACTACCTCTGAGCTTGAGGCTTTGTTCTTTGCTAACAACAGCACAATGACTACGGCAAACAAGCAGGTCTACAATGATCTATTCAAGCGTGTGTCACGTGAGGAATCAATGAACAAAGAGATAGCTAGTGAGGTACTATCTAAATTATTTCAGCAGGTACTAGGTAACAAGCTTGCCAACATAGGGTTCGACTACGTTAATGGATCACTTGATAGCCTTGAGCCTGTACGTAATCTATTGCAGACGTATCAGGATGACTTCACCCCTAACCTTAAGCTTGAGTTCGGTAACATAGATATAGATCACCTACTCAAGGCCAATGACATTCAGTCGCAATGGAAGTTCAACATCCCTAGCTTAGGTAGGAACGTTGAGGGTATCAGTGGTGGTCACTTGATCATCGTAGGCGCACGCCCTAACACAGGCAAGACATCCTTCCACGCATCCTTGATAGGTTCACCGGGTGGCTTTGCTTCGCAGGGTGCCAAGTGTCTGGTGCTTTGTAATGAAGAGGCATACGAGAGAGTAGGCGCACGCTACCTAAGTGCAGCAACATCCCTATCTATGGAAGAGGTCAAGGGTAACTACGCCTTAGCTGCCTCACGCTATGAGCCAGTGCGTAAGCAGATAGAACTGTATGATAGTACAGGTAAGGACATGGGATGGGTTGAGGCTATCATCAAGGCATACAAGCCTGACATCGTGGTATTAGATATGGGTGATAAGTTTGCTGTTAAGAACAGCGACAAGTCAGATGTCTATCTCAAGAACGCAGCTATCCATGCACGCAACATAGCTAAGCAGTACGACTGCGCTATCATATGGATGTCACAGCTATCAGCTGATGCTGAAGGTAAGATCAATGTAGATCAGTCTATGCTGGAAGGTAGTAAGACAGGCAAGGCAGCTGAAGCAGACCTGATGGTGTTAATCTCTAAGAACCCTGTACTAGAGGCAACAGAAGATGACACAGTTGATTCACAAAGGTACTTGATTATTGCAAAGAATAAGCTTAAAGGTGGATGGCACGGTAAGATAACGTGTGAGTTAGATGGAGCTAGGGCACAGTACTTAGCATAGATAGGAGCGACAATGGAATTAGTTCTTGATGTAGAGAATACTGTCACACACAGGGGTGGCAAGATGCACCTAGATCCTTTTGAGGAAACCAATAAGCTTGTGCAAGTGGGTGTACAAGAAGTTATATCAGGCAGTCAGGACATCTATAACTTTGATCACGTTGAAGCTCATGACTATGATGGGTCACAGGCTAAGCAGCTACAAACTAAGTTGGATGCAGCAACCTTATTGATACTGCACAATGCACAGCATGACATGCCGTGGCTATGGGAGAGTGGCTTCAAGTATAGTGGTGCTATATACGACACTATGTTAGCTGAATACGTCTTGATGAGAGGCAACCACATGGAGATAACCCCTACTGGTTCCTTCAAGAAGAAGTCTATTAGCTTAGCTAACTGTGCGTTGCGCCGTAACCTAGACTTCCAGAAGGATGACACACTAAAGACTTACTTCAAGGAAGGTTACAACACTAACGAGATACCTTTGAAAGAGCTTACGTACTACCTACAGTGTGACCTATCCACCACACGTGCATTGTATGTTGCACTACAAGAAGACTACGCTAAGCCTGACTCAGAATCACTGATCAACATACGTGACATCACGTTCAAGGTATGCCTGAGTCTATCCCGTATGTATTCATCAGGCCTCAAGGTTGACTTGAAGGCTCTGGAATCTGTGCGTACTGAGTTTGAGACAGAGAAGGCTGACATAGAGGTGAGGCTACAGACTAAGGTACGCAAGCTTATGGGTGATACTCCTATCAACCTTAACAGCCCTGAGCAAATGTCACAGGTTGTGTTCTCACGCAGTATGACTAACAAGAAAGAGTGGGCTGGGCTGTTCGACTTCACTAAGACAGACAAAGAGTACAGAGATGCAGTGCTTGCTAACAGTACGCAAGTCCGTAAGACTACTGCGTTTACCTGCCCTACCTGTGCAGGACAATGCAAGACCTATAAAGTAAGGAAGGATGGCACAAAGTATGCCAGACCTAACAAATGTAAGGATTGTGATGCTAGAGGCTACCAACTAAGGAAGTCTAATGAGTTAGCTGGGCTAGGCTTTATGCCACCCAATAAGAAATGGGTTAGTGCCAATGGCTTTAGTACAGGTAAGGATAATCTTTCTACCCTCATGACTACAGCTAAGGCTAACAACATGGATAGTGCCTTGGATTTCCTTAAGGATCTCAAACGTCTATCAGCTATATCAAGCTACCTAGCCTCATTCGTTGAGGGTATATCTGTCTTCACAAAGAAGGATGGATACCTTCACGTAGGCCTGACGCAGCACATCACTAGCACAGGCAGGTTCTCAGGACGCAACCCTAACATGCAGAACATGCCAAGAGGTGGTACATTCCCAGTGAAGAAGGTGTTTATATCTAGGTGGGAAGGTGGTCACATATGTGAGTGTGATTTTGCTCAGCTTGAATTTCGTGTCGCAGCCTTCTTAGCTCAAGATGCTGTTGCTATGGCTGAGATTGCATCAGGCTTTGACGTACACAGTTACACAGCTAAGGTTATCAGTGATGCAGGACAGGCAACTACCCGGCAAGAAGCTAAGGAGCACACCTTCGCACCTCTGTTCGGCGCTACTGGCTATGGACGCACACCTTCAGAGGCATCATACTACCATCACTTCATAGAGAAGTATGAGGGCATTGCAGCTTGGCACAAGAAGCTAGGCAATGAGGCAGTGCGGTATCAAAAGATTACTAACGTAGGTGGTAGGCAGTATGCCTTCCCCGGTACAGAAAGGAGGCCCAATGGGTTACCAACAAACTTTACTATGATAAAAAACTATCCGGTGCAGGGGTTTGCAACAGGAGATGTAGTACCTGTAGTACTAGTGGAGCTAGAGAGTAGGCTCATGCCTATGCGATCTACTCTGGTCAACAGTGTGCATGACTCAATGGTCATAGACATACATCCCTATGAGAAAGATCAGGTTATAGAGATCATTAACTCTATGAACATGGACTTGCATCAGATCATATACGACTACTACAAAGTCAAGATGAACGTACCTTTATTATTAGAGGCAAAGATTGGACCTAATTGGCTTGACACACAGGACGTATGAGGTTATAACTTAGTCTCTCGTAATCAATTTCATATATAAGGATTATAAATATGAATACAGAAATAGCACTTAAAGTAGAAGGCATGTCTCTTGCAGAGGCAATGGGCATTAGCACTGGAGGAACTACTACCTCTCAGTCTTCCTTAGCACGAGTGAATCAGATACACTCAGCACTAACCGAAACAGATGCCGAAGGTGATGAGCACATCAAGATTCCAGTAGGAGCCTACAAGGTAACGTTGTCAGATGGGGAAGTTGTTTACAGTAAGACAATCTCTACACGCATCTTCTCACAGCGACATCAGTGGCAACGATGGGATGCTGATGCAAAGTCTATGCATAAGACACTACTATCAACTAGCCTTAACGTAGACCTTAAGGATACTACAGGTAGGTTTAACCTTGGGCGTCCGTCAGGATACATCAAAGACTTTCAGTCATTGCCTGAGGAGATGAAGACAATCATCCGTGGCGTGAAGCGGGTTCGTGTGTTGTTGGGTGTGCTTACATTAGACAAGCCTACTGATGACAAAGGCGTTGCTATCAAGGGTCTAGATGCAGAGATACCATTCGTAATGGACGTTAAGAACAATGAGTCCATGAAGGCTATGGATGCAGCTATCAGTCAGATCATTAACAAGAAGCTGACTCCTGTTGAGCATACCCTTAAGCTGGGTAGTGCAAAGCGTGACCTACCTTCTGGTGGTAAGTATGCTATCATCGTTCCTTCCTTAGGTGAGCAGGTATCTTATGGTTCTGATGACAGTAAGATCCTTCAAGACTTTATTGATTGGATCTCTGGCACTAACAGTTGGATAGAGGGCAAGCATAAGGAAGCAGCAGTTGGTAACATCTCAGATGCAGATGCAAAGATTGTAGGCTCTATCGTAGAAGTGCGAGAGTTTGAGGGATGATACACCCAGCTGAGCTATCAGTACACGCATTCTTGCGGTCAGCTATTAATGGCAAGGCAAGTATGAGTGATGAGATAATACAAGGAGTAGCCACTGATGTGGCTGCTGCTCTCAACAAGCAGTTCAATGGTGGGCCACGTGATGAGTTTCGTTTGCGTATGTCTAACATTGGGCGTCCTAGATGTCAGCTGTGGTTCTCTAAGAACAACCCAGACACTGACGTTCAGAAGCCTACATCATTCATGTTGAACATGTTGA